TTTTCAGTTGTGGGATTCTGCTGTTCCGTAACTTTAGCGTCGAGTCGTGACTTGATTGCGTCCACGTCAAGAGCTTCCTCTACCCAACCCTCTATATTCGCCTTGGTCAAATCGCCAAAAGCAATGAACGGATCACCGGCACTGTAACTCACTACGACCGTCGAGAAATCCGTAGCCGAATAAGCCCCATTCTTAGCAGTGAGCATCCACGGGATTCCAGATACGACATCCACCTGCCCCTCGTATTCCTTGAAACAGGTCAAATCTCCGAACGACCATTCGTATGTCATGGTTTCTCCTTATCCGGCACTCACCTTGACGGTGCCGGAATCATTCCAAAGCTGACCCGAATCACTAGGATCAGAAGTAGGTAGGCCGTCCATTCTGACAGGACCCGCATCAACCCAAAAGCTGTAGTTGGTGCCGGAGACGGTGGCAGTCGAGGCCCCGGCGATATACACGGTAGAAGTGTCGCTGATAGTGGCCGCGCCGGTCGTGGTGCTGATGGCGTTGAAGCGAGCCCCGGCCAAAATAACGTGATTCCCCGAAGCAGCCTCAGTGAATGTCGGCGCGATCAGCATTCCGTAGCCGTTGTAGCCAACTTTCGGTATCAAATTAGTTATCATCTGTAGAGATTGTGCGGACGAATTGACTCACGAAAAATCCAGAGACCCTCGCATATGCAACTGCGAGGACGCATCTACTGCACCACCAATAGCGTTGGTATTGGCATTGGCGAGCAGGCTACCCTCTAGCTGGGTGCTTCCAGATGCTACATGGAGCGCATTGGCGATAGTGCCTTCGGTAGGAGCATCTTTTATGTACACGGTCGCCGTAAGTGGCAGAGTAGCTCCGCTCTGGGTAATTGCTGGCTCTTGGAAATACGCTTGGGCGACAACGGCAACGCTCTCGCTCGCTGACTGACAGACGATGTTATTTCCGAATTTGCTGCCCACCTGGAAGTCAGTATCGCCATCCGCTGCGGTCAGAATGCCAGAATGCTGGGTTCCGATCATCTCGCTATAGAGGCCAGAGCTGGCCCAAGATCCGATAAGACTCAGCCTCACGGTGGTATTCAGCGCACCACCAATACTGTGCGACCCAGTTCCGGTAACGGTTAGGGCACCACTGCTCGTAACGCTAGTCAGGGTGCCGACACTGGTGATGGCCGACTGAGCCGCGCCCGTGACAGTGGCCGCAGTGCCGGATGTGTTTCCGGTCACGTTGCCCGTGATGTTACCCGAGAATGTCCCCGTGATCGTGCCGCCGTCGATGGAGGAGGAGCCAACGTCGATGGCTCCGAACCCTGACGAAATGCTGCCAGCCCCCAACGCGCCGACTGAGGTAATCTGTGTTTGCGAGGCTTCGACATTGAGTGTGACATCACCGGACGATCCACCTCCTGACAAACCGGTGCCAGCAGTTACGGCAGTGATGTCGCCAACGGTAGGAGCGGCCCAGGTTGGGACGCCACTAGCGAGAGTCAACACTTCGGTGTCGGAGCCTTTGGCGAGCTTGGCAAGTGTGGTCGCACCGCTCGCATACAGAATGTCGCCAGCCGTGTAGCTGGTAAGTCCACTACCGCCTTTGTTCACCGCTATCGTAGTGGCAGACCACGTTCCGGTAGCCAAGGTGCCGACCGCAGTTATCTGGGTCTGGGAAGCATCTACGGCCAACACACCAGAACTCGCTGTTAGGCCCGTGCCGTCTATCGCGGCGATCAAGTCTGCAATCGATTCTTTTTTGGTACCGCTATCGTCAGCGTCGAGGATAGCAATAGAATCATTGGCGACATTGACCGCAGCGGCTGACAGATCGTTCAAATTCACCGCGAGCGTGACAGCGGGACCACCCCCGTTTGTAACCGTCATCCCACCATTCGTAGCGTCTGCTACGGAGGTGATATCACCGACTTCGGGCGTAGTCCAAGCGAGTGTGCCAGCGCCATCGGAAGCAGACAGCACTTGGTTCGCTGAACCGACTGCTCCTGGCATTGTCAGCGTGTACTGGGTGACAGCCGCAGGAGCTTGAATCTTGACCGTATCGGTGCCAGCACCCGTTTCTTGAAGCCCGACACTATTGAACTTGCTGTCGGACATGGTGACATCGGTGCCACTGATGCTGAACCAGGCGTCGATGATGTCTACGACATTCTCGTTGATCGTCGTACCCCAAGTATCCGTAGACCCACCAACGGTGGGCTTCGTCATCCCGATATTAGTCGTCGGATTAGCCATTTTTTATCCTAGTACCCGTGAGCGCATTCGGAGGCCGGAAGCGGTATGCCGCTCCCGCTGCCCCTGCAATCCTAGAGCGTTGAGCGCCTTGTCGAGCCTAGAAGTCCACATCGGCATACGCTCGTCATTTTTGAGGTATGGCTCGGCCTCGACCAAGGTGCCGAACAGATAGATATCGGGGTGTGAGTCGAGCAGCCAATTAGTTGTAGCTGAATCGGTCAGTGCGGCTATGCGCGTGTAATAGACGATGGACGATGTGTAAGTCGAATCGGGCGAAGGCAGAATCTCTAATTGGTTGGACGAGCCGCCGATCATCGTGAAATAGTACGGCTTGCCCGTCGAACTCATCACGATCCTGCGCTGCGATATCTCTTCCGGAGTCAGGTATTCTAGTACGATGACAGGCGTGAGATCGACCACGATTCTGATGATCTCGAGCGTATCGGTGGGCAGTGTCGTGTAGCGGCCCGCAAGCGAAAACGAGTCATCTTTCGCGATCATATCCGGTTGTCGGATCACGCGATTGAAGTTCGCTTCCGCGAGTTCGATGAATTCCGGGATACGCGCCGTCAGGTCGGTCCGGTCGAGCCAATTAGCCGTGGCAGTCTGCAATTCCGCGTAGGTCGTGATCGCCATCAGACCCTCCCCGGCCTCGTTCTGAACACCCGATTATCGGGGTCATTGAGCCACTTACGGACTACTCGTTGGTCTTTGAAGTTGTTCGATATCTTCGCGAGTTCGTTGTAGATGACCATCGGGATCGACGCGACCTTGTGAACGTCACCTTTCCAGGGCGCACGTTCGTCCACGGGATTGAAGGCACCCTTCGTACCCTCGATCACCGCCTCAACATCTTGCTGGGTTTGTAGCCCGATATCGCCCGTGATCTCATCGTAATGAAACCACTGCGTGATACCCGTGGCTGGATCGTAGTCCAGTACCCGTTTCATAGACATGGTTGTGCCTACCGAGGGAGGAACGACCAGTTACAGCATCAATGCGATTTGTTCTATAGCTGCAAAAGGTCGTCCCACCCCATCAGTAAAGCTACGCCGAGGTGATTCCGGCGACGACACCGTGGGCCTTCTCGTTATTCACTTGAAGTCCCCACTCTCTCAGTATCATCCGCTTATCGGCGTCACCCGTCTTCGCCAATGTCTCGATGGTGTAAGGCCGCAGATTCGCGATCTTCACCTCGTCCGGGTCGATCAAGAACGCCCAGTTGTTCATCAGCGAACCAGCACCAGCATCGATCACTGATGTGAAGAAACGGTTCGGCACAACGGACAGATTACCGAAGTCGCTTACATAGATGTCTGCGGCCCCGATGATCACTGACGGCTCCGCGCCGTCCACGTTGTAGCGGCTAGACGCGATGCCACTGAAGGCTGACACCTGCGTCTTGTTGAAAGGACCAACCATCAGCATCGACGGCTCGCCACCACTCGAATAGCATTCCTGCATCGTGGTCTTGAGCATCGCTTCCGTAAACGCCGTAGGCGTCCCGAAAGCCTTCCAGACCTGTGCCGCACCCGTCGGGGTTGAACCCGAATAGCTGGGTGCCGTCACGTTCGTGGAAGTTTCGTTCGTCTTCAGCCAGCAAGGGAACCCAGCGGTGACGCGGGCTGTCGCTGTCGCGCCGACTACTGCACCAACGCCGTTCAGCAAGCAAGCCACTTCGATGTTACGCTTGAGTTCCTTCGCAGCTTTAGCTGCCTGGTAACCGATCTCAGACGCACGGCCAGCCTTGTCCACGCGCTGCTCGGTGCCCGAGATGATGAAGTCCACCATGTTGATCTGGGTATAGTTACCCAAACGAACGGTTGGGGTGACTGCCGTGAATGCCGACAGATCCTGACCTTCGACTACGGGCGTTGCGCTGGCCGTAGCGAGGCTGTCCGTCTGCCACTCAAAGTAGGTGTTCGTCGCGTCCCTCGACCCGATATTGCTCTGGAAAGGCGTTGTCGTCGGGCTAATATCAGAAATCAGATCGCTGATATCCTCCCGAATGCCTTTCGCGTCATAGGTCAGAAACGTGTCGGTAATTACCGCCATCGTCTGTCTCCGGTTATTCCGTCAAAATGTCAGCGAACAAAGCCGCAGCGTCATCGACCTTTCCGGTCTTTCTCAACCGAGCCCTCTTCGCTTTCACCTGACGGGAGCGCACTCGGCGGGAAGTAGTTTTATTGCCGCCTTTCACGCTGCCGATTTTTGATTTGGCCGCTTTGACCTTGTCGCCGTTCGTGAGCTCGTTGTAGCGCATCGCATCGCGTAACACGATTAATGCCCTATGATCGTAAAGCGTGTTGAGTTCGTCGTCGCTGAACCCAATCGCCCTACCGAACTCGACCAGCTTACGCTGTTCGTTGGCTTGTAGATCGCCATCGGCCCACTCTGGGATTTTATCCAACACCAGATTCTGCTCGACTACCAGATGGTCTTGCAGTTTCTTGTTGTTTTCAGCATCAAGAAGTTGTTGCATACGCATCTGTTCGGCTTGGACGGCCTGTATCTCGCCGGCCTTCTGTCGCTCGAGTTCCTTGAGCTTCAGCCACTGAACCGGATTCTCTCGTTCAAGAGCGTCCCAATCCAGATTCGCCGGTCTGCTGGCGTCCTGCATCTGCTGGTGAAGTTGGGTTAGTACCTGCTGATATTGCTGGTACGTCTGCCGTAGAGCCTGTTGCTCCTCACCGAAACCATCTCGTTGCTGTGCGAGTTCCTGGCTCTTTTTCGTGTATGTAGCGTAGCGATGGTATCCGGCGATGAGTTCGTCCAGCGGCACCTCTTCGGGCTTACCGTCAACAGTGACGGTATACGTCTGAGATTC